ACGTGAAGCAACACCTATACGAGTTAGGGTTTCTTTGATCTTGAGAAAATCTTCTTCTTCAGCAATCTTCACCTCAATTAAAGAATCTAAAAGTTCATTCATTTGACTCCACCTTTATTATTTTTATTTTTTATAAGTTCAATTTGTTGTGGCGTAAGAATCTTTAATGCTTCTTTAGTGCGCACAATATTGTATTTATAATAATTAGAAACCAAGGTTTGGAGTTCTTCTTTCTTCTTACGGTCAGCCTTTTCTTTATCAGTTTCTTTAACGCCTCTCATCTTTCTTTTTCTTATAGAATTATAAAGATAATCATAATGCATTTGATCTGTCACACCATAGTGACAATTCATTTCATTAGCATAAAGAATTGTTTCTCTATAGTTTGATAAAACGCTATTAGTTCTCCATTGGCTATACTCTGAATCAACGTCAACCTCTTTACCAGAAGTTATTGAGTTTTCAAATCTCCAGTCATACCTTGGTTTCTGTATTTTAATTTCTTGTTCAGGCTCTTTTCTTTCCTGTAACGTAACGTCTAAAAACTTAGCCATCACACAAACTCACATTCAATCATAACTTGAACTAGAAATGCCATAAAATTAATTTCAGGATTTGCAGCAAAAGCATTCTGGTATTGATATTTTGCTAGCTGTAGAACCAACACTGGTGCTGTTTGCTTAGTGCAAATATCAGACGAAATTTCATAGAACTGATTATAAAGATAATTAACATCCGTATCTAGATTATTTTTTACCCACTTACGGATTTCAGTATAATTCTGTTCCTTCATCAACTTAACAAGATCCTTGATAGAAGTCTCTGTCATATTTGCTAGAATGCCAGAGTCAATCTTACCAGTCGCTGAATAACGCTGAAGCTCGTTAAGGACTCGCCGCCAATCTGGGAAGTGCTTATTGATTACTTCAGCAACAACAGCCTTATCAAACTCAATGCTTTCTGATTCAAGAATAAATGTAACTCTCTTGAAGAACTGCGTAGCAAGCTTGGCCATAGCCTTCTTGCTAATTTTAAAATCAATTACCGAGCATCTTGAATGCAAAGGTTCAATGATACGGTTCTTGAAGTTGCACGTAAGAATGAACCCGCAGTTTCTTGAGAACTCTTCCATAAAATTGCGAAGTGCGGGTTGAGTAGAATTGGCATTAAGATAATCCGCTTCGTCAAGGATGACATATTTCCTGCCACCGGAAAGTGATACGGATGACGCAAAGTTGAGTATTTCGTTACGAAGTGTGTCGATATTTCCATTCATAGATCCATTAATGACGATATAATCACAACCAAGCTGTTCTAGCATAGCACGTGCTACGGTCGTCTTACCGACACCTGCTGTTCCTGCTAGGATTAAATTAGGGATATTCTTTTGATCAACAAACTGTTGGAATGTTGCCTTCAAATCACAAGGAAGAATAGTTTCTTCAATAGTCTTAGGTCTGTATTTTTCAGTCCAGATAAAATGTTCATCCATGTCAAAATTCTCCATTATATAAATAAGCGTAGGTCACGGAGTCCCCACTCCTACCTACTCTAACGCTAATTAGGAGCGCCAGCATATGATTATATATAAAATCACCAACCTTATCAATGGCAAAATTTACGTAGGTAAAACTACAAAAACCGCCAAAGAAAGATTTAAACGCCATTTCTACAACCATAAAACTGGTAACACCTACCTCTATAAATCTATGCGAAAACATGGGTTCGATAATTTCAACATAGAAATAATAGAAAAAACTGAAAACTTGAACGAAAGAGAATCGTTTTGGATATCAGAATTATCGCCCGAATATAATATGACCTCCGGAGGAGATGGAGGAGATACTTCTCAATCCCCAAATTATATTACTGCAATAAAACAAAGAGATATATCAGGTCAAAAAAATCCAATGTTTGGAAAGAAAAGAACAGATACTGCAATCTATCTCGTTGCTGCCAGAGAAAAAATGATTCAAGCAAATAAATGTCCAGTCATTTGCGAAGGTATCGAATATGATTCAGTAGGCAAAGCCCAAGAAGCATATCCTGGAATATCTATACGCAAAAGACTGGACAACCCAAAATATCCTAATTTCTATCGCCTAAGAGAAAAAACTATCAAAAGGTAGAACTTGATTCCACGGCAATATAATATTCTACATCATCATGAACAAAATGGGAGATACCCTTTGATGAAATATTAACATCATAATCGCCCGGAATGATCTTAATATTCTCAGCCTTAAAGATTGCCTTGAATGCCTTATCAGTATCACCAATCTGAACAGAATAGATGTCGCCAGAAGGATTCTTAGAATCAGCAGCCTGTAGATAAAGGTTCTTACCATCACCCATAACAACAATCTCAGGAAGAGCAAGAATGCCTGCTGCCTTCTCAACATCCTTGAGATTATCATTAGTCAAACGAAAAGTAACATCAACCGAAGGAAGATTGATTTCTCTTTCCGGAGCCTTTGTTACCGTGCTTTCGTCAGCATACACATAATGAGTCTTACGATTATTGTCAGAAATGTCAACAGACTTATCTCCAAACTTAAAATCTGGATCAGTGAAAGTGCTAACGATCGAAATGAAACGATCGAGATTATAGATTGCAAATCGTCTATCAAAGTCGGTCTTAACCTTTGCCTTTGCCATGATTGTCTTGGTTGGCGAAATGGTCTTAAGAACATTGCCTTCCTGAACAACAATGGATGGATTGATCTTCGCAAAGTTCTTCAAAACATTAACTGTATCTGTATCAATCTTCATAATATATTTCTCCTATCACTTATTTTTTGACTTCATCATTTTCTTTGATTTGATTGCTCCTGGGTCTGCTGTTGCAGAAACACCAATTGAAGCAAGATCAGCAAGCGAACCACCAAAGATATAAGTTCCGACGTGCTGCAACTTCATCCATGGACAGAACCATGTGCGTAGACCAATGTCCTGCGCCTTCTGACAGAACCAATAATCTTCTGAAAGATAACGCTTAGAAACTGGATCGATTTCTGCCTGGAAATACATAAGGATCTCGCGAGTGCCATCGAAATGTTCTGTGCGCACGTGATCAGGCTTATAACTATACTTGTCTTTATAGTGATCGTAAAACTTTTGCATGGCATTCTTCGAGACCATCATAAAGCCTGTTCCAATCTCAAGAACCTCTACTGGCTCATTGACAGGAATAGATTGCTGTCCACCCTTTGGATTAAACACATAATCGCCAACATATCTTTCAAGAACATTTGGATCATCGTCAGCAACGCCCTTATCCACAGCGTGCTTAATCTTTTCCCAAGAGATACACTTCTTAGGATATGGGCCTCCAATAATGTCATACTTCTCTTCTTCATTGGCCTGAAGAGCCATAAGAGCAATAACGTCTTGAGGGTTGAATCCAATGTCAGAATCAATAAACATTAGATGCTGCATGTTAGAACGCATGAACTCATCACAGCAATAATTACGTGCACGAGTAATTAGAGATTCATTAAACAAATAATAAAACTGTAATGGAATATTATACTGCGTACAAATAGATGCTAGATCTGAAGCAGACTTAGCAAACATACCAGCGCATTGTCCACCATACATAGGCGCAGCAACAAACAAACCACGCTCTCTCAACTTTTCAATAGGAATCTTAATTTCCATAATATACCTTTCTATGCTGTAATAGTATTTTTATAATTACATGATTGACAATGAACTTCTTTTCGAGGAGGATGAGAAGTCAAGATCATATTAGGCTGTGATTCTACCAACTCATCGCCGCACGCAGGACACTGAATACCAGTACCATGATTCATTCTTACATTTCTCTTTTCTTCTTCATACTCTTCAAGAGTTCTCATTTCTTATCCTTGTAGTGATCTGCATACAACATCATTATAACATAATGAAGAACTTTTAGCAAGTCATCTTTATTGCTGCCATGTTTTTTTCCATAGCGCCAAAGATACTTGATAGCTGTGTTTCGGAAGGTGGGCATTGAGTCACCGAGGGCGAGCCACACATCAAAACATTCTATATTCTGCTCTTCAGTCATATAATGCTGCCCATATGTCTTATCAATATAGGCATGGAAGTCACGAATAATTTCGTCTTCCTTGTATTTATATTTAGGTTCAGTGGAATTTTTCATTCTTGTATCATTAATAATCTTAGTGAGTGGAACCCATGTTTCTCGAATATCACATCCTTCACCATCTAATCTTGTCATTAAGTCATAACCTCCATAATATAGTCAATAATCTTTTGCTGATCTTCTTTATTATTGTTTTTCATCTTAGTAGTGTTAAACATCAACGTCATGTTTGACAGAATATTTGCAATCTTAGTTTCTCTGCCCTGAAGCCACGTTTCGTTTTGGTTACTGCCACGTTCTTTATATCTTTCTTCACGGACAGTTTTATCCGTTTCCAAATAAAGGATCTCTGTGTCATAATTTTCTACGCAATGTTCAAGAAAGGAGGATGTGAAAAGGCGGTCGCCCTCGAAAAGAACAACCGCATCTTTATCTAAAC